CAAGTGCAATGGTAGCGGATCCCGTGCCACGCACTTTCACCACACCATGAACCTGTGTTAGTTTTAGAACCGCTTTAGTCGCCATCTGTTATTCCTTACTGGTATCTAGCTTTCTTTGCATTACGCAAAATTTTGAAATCGTGTCCGTCAACCTTACCATTCTTATTCGCATCAATCTTATGTTGACTGCCCTTTAGTGCTTCGTCAGTCTGTTCAACTTCTTCCTTGGCAAGTTTATTTGTTGCCTTTTCAATACCCTTCGCTCGATTCATCCAGCGTTTACCAAGTTTTTCGCCTTGTTGATGCGCAGGACTATCATAATTGTTTTTCTTCTTTGCTTTTTTCATCGCATCATTATGCGCTGCTGCAGCGTTCTGCGCATCAGAATGTTTGCGAGCAGTATGTGCCATATCTCTAGACGCAGATTGAGTATAATTTGCAAGAGTCTTCTTGGAAAGTTCTTCGAGACCTTCGACTTCTTCCAGATTCAATGAGCGAGTTTCATTGATTCTTTCCATTAAATCCTTAAACTTCAGCATCGTCTTCTCCTGTAAAGTCTTCTTCCGATTCATCTTCAACGTCAGTATCAGATTCTTCTTCAGGTTCTGGTTCTTGATCATTAAAAACTCTACCAGAGATTACTGCCCGATATGCATCTAATGCTTGCCCTGCCTTAATATCCATAATACCATTAAATACTTGTTCAGCATCAGCAAGAGTACCGCTTTCAATGCTATTTATTAAATCTGTTACATTGTTTTCCATAATAATTATCCTTGTTCTTGTTGTGGTGGTTGCTCTTCTGCAGGTGGAACTTCTGGTGGATTAGCAGTATTCGATGCTTCGATTTCTGCTATCTCATCGTCAGTAAGTTTCAGAATATTCTTTTGGACATATTCTTTGCTGTAGAGCGAACCAATATAGTTTGCCATTCCGTTTAAAATCTCGATACGAGACTGTAAAATTTGCTGTTCTTTCGATTCTGTATAATATGCATCAGTTGCAAAGTTATATTGAATCTTGTATTTAATTGATTCCCAGTCTGCTTCAGTAATAATACCCTTAAGAATCAATTGAGTCTTTAGGAGATCATCAAAAATTAACGAGAAACGACGACGCAGTCTAGCAATAAACTTTGTAAACTTCCATTCGTCACGGTTAATTTCAGCAGCACGACCAAAGTTTAACCCTGATTGCTGTTGCTGTCTTGAGATTGGAACATTCAATGCTTGATATAGTTTACGCTGGAAGTAATCAACGTCTTGGATTTGTCCAAGGTTTTCTCCACCAGGAAGTGTTTCAATCTGTGTTCCTCTGCCACCTTCGCGGCGAGGTAACCAGAAGTCTTCAAGCATTGACATAAATTTCTTGTCGTCGCGGATTTCACCAGTATTCGAATCGTAAACAATCTTATTACGATACTGGTTCATAATACCTTTGAGGTACTGTTCCGCTTTAATCTTAGGTAGGTTACCAACGTCAACATAGAATACTCGACGCTCTGGTGCACGAGTGATACGATAAATCACTAGTGCGTTTTCCATCATGCGGAGTTGGTTCGCTGGACGTATTGCTTTATGAAGATACGATAAACCCACGTTCTTATCCTGATCAACAAGACCAGAAGGAACATGGCATATAGCATCTTTTGTAATTCTAAGTGCATTCGCGCTGGTTGAATAGTCATTCACATTTGCGGACTTTTGGTGCACTACGCCTTTTTCGTTGAAGAGAAAATACTCATCAATACGTTTGATAAAATCGACATTGGTCTTGGCATCTTTTTCCTTGATGATCTCACGAACCTTTTTAATCTTTCGTGGATCGATGTATCGCACATCAGTCAGACCCTGTTTTGGATTTGCTGTATCGATAACTTTATGGAAGAACAATCTACCATCGACATACCAACGGCGGAAGTAATCATGCGCTCTTAGTTTAAAATCTAAGATTCTTAAGATTTCTTCGAATTCTTTTTCAATGTCTTTCTTGATACCCGCAGACATCTCTACGTCATCCAAATTAATTCTAACTGGATCTTCGTCATCAAGATTTGAGATAGAGTCATTAACAATATCATCAATTGCTGTGTCGACATCTGCCATTCCAGCAATGTCACGATAGCGTCTGATAAGTTCTTGCTCTGTGCTGGCAGTCCCATCTAAGTCTAGATAGGTTCCATAGTATCCACCTGCTTTAATTTCATCTGTGCCACCGTCGTCTGTCGGAGCCACGAACGATTTTTCCGTTGGTGGCTCCGAAGATCGTGTAATCTTATAACCAAAAATTTCCATAATATTAGATTACTCTTAGAGTGTGTTAGTTAGGTAGTGCGAGTAGTTGAAGGTTACGGTGAACTCTTCGATTACATCGTTCTGACCATATTGTAGTCCAATTTCCGACATGTTAATCGGGAACGAGTTATACAGAGTATATTCCATCAGTACTTCATCATTGCGATCAAGATGCTGAACGATAATATCTGCTTGATAGTCAGTTGGTGTAAGAACACCAGTGTTCAATTCCAGATCATTCATTCCGTTCATCCACTCTTCGAATGGTTTGCGGAGCGACATTTCAGTGTCATTGATGATTGTAACTGTCCACGGATCGAAGATACGCTCGCCAGCGAGTTTCACTTCGCGACCACGATACTGAACGAGAGTTGGGTTTACTGTTGATGCAGGAAGGGCAGCACCAGTAACCAACAGCGCATATTCTCTGTCTGGAACAGATGATACATATCCAGGCCAGTTGAGTAATACACGGAATTGGTTAGGTCTTGCACCACCAGCACCTAGTAACCCTTTAAACTTTGAAATATCCATATTAGATTTCTCCTATAATTCTATTTATTCGGGTTATTAGGCACCAACTTCTTCGAACGATACCGAGGTACGAGTTGCGATGAAGTTAAGGTAGATGAAGTTGATCGACTTAGCAGGTTTGATGTAGATATCTGCAACAAACTCATTGCGGTCAATTACTTCGCCAGTGTTATTTGATTCGTCACACACAACACGGAAGTCATAGATACCACGGCGACCACGAACATCGCGGAGGAATGGTTCAACTAGTGACTTGAACTGTGCACGAGTGAAGACATCGTTGAATTCGAACAACTGGAACTTAGCAGCAGTTGCGATTGCCTTCTCGAGAACGATGAATAGACGACGAACATTGATACGATCGAATGCCGATGGTTTTGCAAGAAGCGTCTTGTCACCATAAAGAACAACGCCCTGTCCTGGGAACGACACAACTGGGTTGATGCCATTCTTGTAAAGAGTATCACGATCTGTTTGGTTTGGTGAGAACAGAAGTTTCACGCAGTTCTTAATTGCGCCACGATTGAAACCAGCAGGTGACCACCATGGGTCATTGGTTTGATCAGTACGAGCACAAAGACCTGCAGTGTCAGCATTCAGAGGAATGTTAACATAGATGTCATTATACTTGTCGTATTGAACTTTCCAACCTGAATCCATAACAGCGTATGAAGTCGACCGATCAAGAGTTGTGTTTCTGTATGTTACGATATCGTCCGCTTCATCACCAGCATTATTTTGCACTGCTGCAAGAGGTGGTGAAAGGAACGCAACACAGTCAAGACGATCTAGAACAACGTTATCAATAACATGCTGAGCAACAGCAACAGCATGACCGCCAGTCAGAAGAAGCGAAACATCAACTAGTTCCTTATTGGCGAACAGATCGTAACCAACGTTGAGGTCGCCCGAAGCAGGTGCTGCGTCAACACCACCGCCTAGTGAATCGTCTGTTGCAGCAGCGAGAGTGTGATAAACACCTGCCGATGCAGCAGCACCCCATGCAAGATCTTCATCTGCTGCTTGTGTTGGGTGATCCATCCACCACACATACTTTGATTGGGCGTTAATTACGTTCTTATAGTAGATAGAAGCACCATCGCTCGATTTTGCGTCAGACGCAACCGAGAGGAATGGGAACTTTTCTAGAACTGTTCCTGCAGTTCCGCTGAATGCGCCATCTTCGTCGACCACGATTACGTGAACTTCGTCGCCCGATGCACCCTTTGATGTTGCGAAAGTTGAGGTTGATGGTGTGCCATCAAACTGTGTTTCGTATTCCCACCCGTCGAAATTCGCACCATCACAGATGCTAATCTTAAGCGAGTTACCAACAGTACCTGGATACTTAGCAGCAACTGGACCAACTGATCCTTCACCATTAGCATAAGATGCGTCATAAACATCTTGGTTATTAATTGCAACTGCTGTGCCAGAAGCAACAGCGTTTCTTGCTGCTGTGCCGACTGTGCGAACTAGTTGCAGGTTGTTGCCGTAACCAAGAAAGTTAGCAGCAGTGTGGAAGTGCACTGTAGTAGTGCTTGTTGGTTTACCAAACTCGCGGACGAGTTGGTTTTCTGACGAAACTGTTTGAATTTCGTTTACAGGTCCCCAGAGGAAGTAACCAACGTATCCACCAGCAGAACTTGAGACTGCTGGTACGACGTTAGTTAGATCCTTTTCAGTAACTAGGACTCCTGGCGATAATTGAAATGCCATT